ACCGCTCGTTCATCTTCAACGCGTCATCGAGGCGTTTGGGGGTCAGCCCATAAACAGCCTCAAGGCCGCACTTCACAAACGGATACTCAAACGCTGCGTGCCACAGACTGCGCTTGACGCCGTGGTGACCATCAAACGCGACGTGCATCCAACAGGCGCTAGGCGTCCAAGCATTGAACCCTACCGCGCAAGCAATCGTCCCATCGTCACGCATCACCGCCATCGTGCGCAGGTCCGTAGACCAGGGCAGGTTGATGCGCTTGTTCAACCATTCCCAGATCACGGGGCGCTGCTCAGGCTGATCGGTGACTAGCTGCATGATCACTCAAGCATGAATTGATGCAACAAACTGCTACTGTTCCCACCGCCGCCGCCTCCGCTGAAGCCGCCGGCGTCCCAGCCATCAAAACCAAAGTTGAAGTCGTACCCGGGATCAAAAAACAAGAAATTTTCGCCAAGGTCGCCCCCCAAATCATCTGGAAGATCGGGCACATCGGCTGCGTCGTTGCTCCAGTCGTCCCACTCGCTCCATGAATTGTCGCTATTGCCGTCACCAAAATTGATGATGCCGTCACCTTCAACAACGATGTTGTCGCCGGCTTTCAACTCAGCGCTTGCGTTTTGGTTGCTTGTATCAGTATCGGAACCAGACCAGTCGTCCCATTCGCTCCATGAATCGTCGCCAGTGGTTGTTGAAACAAACGTGGGATCAGGCGTGACAGACCCATAAGTTGGAATGAATGTTGGGTCACTCGTCGGATTAAATGTTGGGTCTGGAGTCACCGATCCGTAGGTGGGAATGATCGTCGGATCAACTGTCGGATCAGGCGTGACTGAACCGTACGTTGGAACGAACGTGGGATCAACCGTTGGATCGGGCGTGACAGATCCGTACGTTGGAATGATCGTTGGATCAATCGTCGGATCTACAGTCGGGTCTACAGTTGGGGTCGGATCTACGGTTGGATCAACTGTTGGATCAACTGTTGGATCAACCGTCGGATCAACTGTTGGATCGGGCGTCGGATCAATTGTTGGATCAGGCGTGACAGATCCATACGTTGGAATGGCGGTTGGATCAGGATCGGTTGGATCAAACGGGCCAATGACAATTGGCGTACCAGCACCAGGGCCGATTACGATCGGCCCACCACCACCGCCAGTTTTACCGCCCGTATTGTCACCGCCAGGCGACGTCGGATCTGTCGTCTTGATCTTCAGCACTGATGGCCGGTTTGACAGGCCTTTGGGCACCGGCTTGTTGAAATTCAAAGTCAGTGTCGAGTTCTTGGGGTTATCCAGCAGCTTGACGCCTGGGTTGTTGCTTAGCGGGTCCTTGTTGGCTTCGCTCAGCATGCGGATCAACTCGCTCTGATAAAGCACATTGCCAGGGCCTACTTTGGGCGCCGGCACAGTCACGCCGCCAAGGCTCTTGCCGGGTAAATTGATTGCAAAGTCTTTGTCCGGCGAACTAAACGTGCCTGGATACAAAAAGGCATCAATACCGGGATACAAATTCGGTTTGTTGGAACTTGCCATCACATCACCCCACCGAGTTCAGTCATCATGTGCGCGGCCGTAAAGACCGTCTCAGGCATCCCCCGCACCTTCATGCGCAGCGAGCCGTAGTAGCCCAGGCCGCTGCTGCCGTACCAAGACTGATAGGTGTTCTGTCCGACCCACACTGCGTAGTTCCACAGCGACGTGTTCCAGATGGCGTTGTTGCTGCCAGCAAAAAACGGCGAGCCGCCGACGCTGTTGAACTGGAACTGCGTGTTGACGATCAGCTTGACCGAGGGCGCTGCGGTCGCAATGAACACGGGTCGGACCATGCCAAACTTCTTTAGCTGCGCAGGCGTCCCAAAGTTCTGGAACGACGTCTGCACTTCGCCCTCGACGTAGTTGCCGCCGGCGCCACTGCTATCGACACCGTCGCGATCGCCAAACAAACCTTTGCAGGTCAACCCGTCGGTGGTGCCAAAGTAGAGCTGCCCGCTGATCACGGCAGCCGAGCGCATCGGGATGCCTACAAAGTCGCACCAGGCGCCTGTAATGACGTTCATGGCGAACTGCTGGTACGTGCCTGCCTGCGCCGGCAACTTGATCACCAGCACCTCGGAGCCAGGCACCACAAACACGTCCCAGTACTTCTCGTTGATCAGCTGCCGCACCAGGGGCGCGAAGACCGACTGAATCTTTGACGCCGGGCCCACTTGCTGGTCTTGGGTGTACTGACCGCTGATCAACCTGGACATCGGCACCAGGCCGAGCTCGCTGACAATCATCACGTCGCCGCCAAACGGCGTGAAGTAACGGCCATGCCGCGGCACCGGGCCTACGTACCAGGCGCCTTTGAGCTGGAAGGTTGTTGAGCTGGTCGGATCAGTGCCTTCCCACACGCCAACGTCGCCCTCGGTGCCGATCGCGACCAGGTAGTCGTCAACGCTGAATCCGGCATCGATCGTCCAGTTGAACAGCGCCGAGACGTAGCCGCCGTTGCGCAGGATCGAGCCCATCGGAAACGACGTCACCGTGCCGGTGATTGCGTCCACGGCGTTCATGTAGTAGACGTTGGGGTCGTCTTGAAACGTGAACCACACGCGGCGCTTCCACACGGCCACTGTGCGCACCGACGTCGTCATGTTGGTGGTGGTCGAGGTGCGATTGACCCAGCCCGAGGTCGTGCTGTAGGTCCAGTACCCGGCGCCTGGCGAGACGGCCAGCAAGAACGTGTCCGCGGCCGTAGAAAACTGAGTTGTCCACCACTCGTTGTCGGTGCTTCCGGTGCTTGCCACGGCGACCGTTGGCGCGCCGCCTGAGGTCACGTCGTAGATCTTGCCGTTGGTGGCCATGAAGACCTTGTTGTTGGCCGGATTTGGCGCCGTGTACCCAAACACCGACTCAACCGGCTGCGCCACGCTGGCCACGGTCACCGCGCTGGCATAGGCCTGGTAGCCCTTGCGCAACTCGCAGCCCTGCTGGCGCGGGATCATGTTGGTCAGCACCAGGGCGTCCTGGGGTGACATGGCCGCGATCGGGTCGCGGTAGTTCAGGCCGCCGGTCGGTGCAGGGATGACCGCCAGCTGCGCAACTTGTGCGGCGGCCGCCTTTCTAGGTGTCTTGAAAGGCTTGAGTGGCACCAGCGGCATGGTCAGACCCCATAGCCGGTGTCCGGCGTGTTGACCAAGGGCTGGATGTACGGGAAGCGGAAGTCACGCGCCATGCTAAGCACCGGCGCTCCCTTCTCGGCCCCTTTGCGGTTCTCAAACGCGATCTGGAAGTCACGCATCGCTGCGGCGCTGTCCAGGCCCTTCATCTCAAGCCACTTCACGCGTGTGTACAGCGTGATCAGCGTCGCATCGAGCAGCGCCGTGTCACCGTTTTTGGTGATGCGGTTCTTGTACAGCGTGACGTCGTCCTGATCTTGAACCCAGGCCTGCGACAGGTAGAAAAAGTTCATCGTCTGGGGCGAGTTAGGGGGCGCCAGCACGTAGATCTTGTTGTCGCGCACCTGCCAGTAAAACGACAACGTCGGCAGCGTGGTGCGAATCAGCAGCTGCTGCCACATCTGCGCCGAGACAGGGCCCAGGCTGGGAAACTGCGTCGTTGCGTTCCAGTTGGTCTGGTCGATCCAGTCAAAAAAGTCCTCCGGCAAGCTGAAGGACTTTTCGGTCTGTCCGTTGGTGTCAGCTTGAATTGGGATCTGGTAGTTCTTGATCAGCTCTTGCCAGTCGTACATGGTCAGCAGCTCGATGCCTGCCATGTTGGCGGCCTGGACCATCTGCTGAACCGCAGGATCAGAACTGCCGGCGGGATCTAAAGGGACAGGGAAGGCCACCATCGCCGCGACGTTCTGAACGATCGCGGAGAGTGTCGATTCGTTGACGATCTGGAAGGCCATCCCCTGCCGCTCCTTTAGGCCGCCTCAGCGACAGCTTGCTTGGAAGGCTTGCCCCGTACCTGCAGCGCCTCGACCATCGTCCGCAGGTTCTCGATCTCGGCGTCGCGCTTTTGCAGCTCGGCGTTCATTCGCTCGATCGGAGCGTTGTTGGCCGCGACGTCCATAAAGGCCCTGGCGCGCTGCTTGTCCTGCTGAAAACTCATGAACTTTTGGCCCAGGTTGTCGTTCGCGTCGGCCAGCTGCTCGACCGTGACGATCTTGAAGTAGCGGTACTCCTCGACCTTTGAGGGCGTCATGCCAGGCAGCGCATTGAGCGGCGTGCCCGTCACGGCCTCGGTCTGGCCTTCCTTCCACTTCTTGTACCGATCGGTAAAACGCTGAATGTCCTGCTCAGTGACCTGGCGCTCGATCACGCTGGACTTGTCGCCCGGGACGTGGATCGAGATGTAGTCCACCTCTTCGTAAATCGCGCGGCCGGCGTCGCGGCTCTTGGCCGGATGCAGCTTTGGTTTGCGACTGAACTCGATATAGAGCCGGTTATCGTGCGCGTAACGGTTTTCATCCGGCCGTGGCAGGTCGGACATTTCTTCAAAGATCGTAGGTGTCGTGGCTTGTTGCATGTCGTTTTCCTTTTCGTTGAACAAATCGACCTGCAGGGCGGCAACCTAAGTCACCGCCCGGCAAAGTCACCCTTACAGCGTGGCGCCAACCGTCGGATACGAAAAAATCGCATCCGCGTTGGTGGCTGCAGCGCCACCAGTGGCCGTGCCAATCACCAGGCCGTCGATGGCCTCAGCGCCGGCGGTGCCGTCGTCATCCACAGCGCCGGCGGTGCCGGTACTGTTTAAACGCGTGCCCTTAGCGGCAGAAGCCAGCGTGCGAACGCTGCCCTTGCCGTAGACCTGAAACCAACCGTACTCGTTGTCGGCCAGCGCAGCCTGGGCAGCGCCGCAACGGCTGCCAAAACCAGACGCGCCAGGGGCGGTCGTGGTCGTGCTTGCCATTGCAAAATCAAAACCCGTCTCCTCGACGCACAGGTAGCCGGCTCCGGTAACAGCGCCGTCGGCCCGTCCGTAGATGAACTCCTGGTAACCGTTGGTTGGGTCGTCATAGCCGCCCACAGTGCCCAAACGGAACTGCGGGGTGGATGACGAAGCGGTGACATCAGCTTTGCTGATGCCGATGATTGCTTGAGCCATTTGTTAAATCTCCAAAATTGGGTTCAAAAAGCCTGGGCAGTTTTCACCACCCAGGAAAG